GTACCTATAGACTTTGAATACTTAGGTAGTCAAATGATTTATCATGATTACCAAGATCAGGAAGATTAATAATGAAAATATTTGTGGCAGGACATAAAGGATTAATAGGATCGGCCTTAGTTCGTAGATTACTAATTAATAATATTAATGAAGAAGATATTATAATAAAATCACATAAAGAACTAGATTTAAGTAATCAATTAGATGTAGATTATTTTTTTAAAAACACTAAAATTGATCAAGTATATTTAGCTGCAGCTAAAGTGGGCGGTATTATAAGTAATAATACTTATCCTGCTGAATTTATCTATAAAAATTTAATGATTCAAACAAATGTAATAAATTCTGCATATGAAAATAACGTAAAAAAATTAATATTTTTAGGGTCTACTTGCATATTGCCAAAATTTGCAAAAAATCCTATTAAAGAAAAAGCCTTGTTATCTGGCCACTTAGAAGCTACTAATGAACCTTATGCAATTGCAAAAATTGCAGGAATAAAAATGTGCGAAAGTTATAATAGACAATATGGAACTGACTATCGTTCCGTTCTTCCTTGTAATCTTTATGGGCCTAATGACAACTATGATGCAGAAAATGGACATTTAGTTGCTGGAATAATACAAAAAATTTATAAAGCAAAAATAAATAATGATAAAAATTTAGTAGTTTGGGGTACAGGTATTCCTCGACGAGAATTTATGTATGTAGATGACATGGCAGATGCTATAATTAAAGTGATGAATACTGATAAAAATATTTGGGACTCTATAACTCATCCTATGCAAAATTTTATTAATATTAGCCCTGGGTATGATATAACAATTTCAGAATTTGTAAACAAAGCGTGCAAAATTCTAGGATATGATGGAGAAATAGTATATGACACCACTAGACCCGACGGTACAAAAAATAAATTAACAGATAATAGTAAAATTATAAAATTAGGCTGGGCCCCTAAAGTTACTTTAGAGGAAGGTCTCGAAAAAGCTTACGACTGGTTTTTAAATAATGTGGCACATACATGAATATATTAAATAATTTACAAGACTATGCAAAAAGAATAAAAACAAATTTAGAAAATATTAACCTAATTGAGTTAGAAAAAACTTGTGATATTTTAACAAATTGTTATGTTAATCAAATTAATGAAGTATTTATTTGTGGTAATGGTGGATCATTAACAATGAGTGAACATTTTCACTGTGACCATGGCAAAGGGATATACTTCGATACAAATATTAAACCAAAAATACAACCATTAACTAGTAGTGCTATGGTGACAGCAATAGCAAATGACATAGGATATGACAGTGTTTTTTCTTTTCAGTTAGAGTTTAAAAGTAAAAAAAATGATATATTAATAGCAATATCTGCTAGTGGAAATTCTCCAAATATTATCAAGGCGGTACAAAAGGCAAAAGAATTAGAGATGATTACAATTGCATTTACTGGATTTGATGGAGGCAAAGTTAAAAATCTTGCAGATATCAATCTCTGGATTAATGATAATAATTATGGTATTATTGAAGACTGTCACCAAGCATTGATGCATATTATATCACAAAATATTCGCATGAATTATAACATTAATAAAGGAATTAAATTATGAATGTCGTTTTAGTTACTGGGGGATTTGATCCTATACACTCAGGACATTTAGCATATTTTAATGCTGCAAAAAATTTAGGGGATATATTAGTTGTTGGACTAAATTCAGATAGTTGGCTAACTAGAAAAAAGGGTAAGCCCTTTATGAGTTTAAATGAAAGAATGAAAATAATTAAAGAACTAAAAATGGTAGATTACGTAATTACTTATAATGACGATGATAATTCTTCTAAAGAAGCTATTCGTCATACAAGAAATTTATTTCCTAAAGCAAAAATTATTTTTGCAAATGGTGGTGATAGGGGAGGTAAGAATACCCTAGAAATGAATTATAAAGATGAAGGAGAACTTGAGTTTGCCGTAGGGGTGGGAGGAACAAATAAGTTAAATTCTTCCTCATTAATATTAGAAAACTGGGTTAATTTTAAAAATGGTTATTGATATAGGATCAGGACTTTGGCCTAGAGCAGATGCAGATATTTGCATGGACTTGCATCCGTGGCCAAAAGTAAATTGTCAGCATAATCTTCTTGTAACTCCATACCCTTTTGATAATGAAAAATTTGATAAAGCATATATGGGAGACGTACTAGAACATATTTATATTTTTGAAGTAGACAAAGTTCTTACAGAAATTAATCGTATTTTAAAGGTTGGTGCAATCTTTGAGGTAATAGTACCAGATTTTAGATGGATAGCAGAACGAATTATAAAAAATGATTGGTTTACTCAAGCAAACGTAGACTGGCTAAATCCAACTACTGATTCGTGGTCAAATGCAATGTCTTACTGGTTTGGCGGTTTTCATAATAAAAATGAGTATAATTTAAAAGGTATGGGACATGTAAATGGATTTGATTTTAACTCTTTAAAAATTTTACTTGAAAAAAATGGTTTTATAAATATTCAGCGAATACCAGATATTCGTAATCCAGAACCAGCTAGGAACGCTATTTTAAGAATAGTATGTACAAAAAGATGAAAAAATTATGTTTTGTAGTTCATAGGTATGCTCCGTACCCAGGAGGCTCCGAGTATTATGTTCAACAAATGGCGGAAGAATGCTTAAAAAGAAACCTAGAAGTGAGCGTACTAGCAGGAGAGCATAAGGGTAATTTTAATGGTGTACTGGTTAGTTCTGACCCTAATACACTGTTAGATAAAGATTTAGTTATTGTACATGGAGGGGATGTTAACGTCCAAAACTTTGTTCTTCAAAATAGCACTAGAATAAATTCTAATATTTTATATATGATTATTAAGCCTTCGGAAAGCCAAATTTGCTTACAAGCTTTAAAAGATGTGAAATATATTGGATGCTCTTCGCAAGAAGATTGGTTCCATGTAGAAAAATGGAATGTAAAAAATAAAGCTCATAAAGTAATTCATGGGATCTCTCCTGTGGATTGCATCGGAAAAAGAGGTATATTTAAACAAAAATATGATATTCCAGCCAATAAAAAGATGTTTTTATCTTGCGGAGGTTATTGGCCAAATAAAAAAATGATAGAATTAGCAGAAGCATTTACTACAGCAAATTTAGAAAACTCTATTCTCGTGACAACAGGGTATGATAATAGATTTAATATTATGCCTCATAGTTCTAATAATATTATACCGTTAATGGTCGAAGACCCCGCTGATGTAAAAAATGCAATTGCAGACGCAGATTGTTATATTATGAACTCCACAGAAGAAGGGTTTGGACTAGTAATTTTAGAAGCAATGCTGAATAAAACTCCATGGATTGCAAAAAATATTGCTGGCGCTAAATTATTAGCACAATTTGGGCAAGTATATGATACAGAGAAAGAGTTAGTGCCATTATTACAAAATTTTAGCAAAGATTATGATAAAGTTGAAAGTGCTTATAATTATGTTAAAAGTAATCACTTAATATCGAATACAATAGATGATATCTTAAAATTGGTGCCCGCATGAAAATACTATTTACAGCAGATTGGCATATTAAACTAGGACAAAAAAATGTTCCAATAGATTGGGCAGTTAATAGATACAAGTTATTTTTTGAACAAATATTTGAACTAGAAAAAGAAGTTGACGTACATATAATTGGAGGGGACCTATTTGATAGATTACCGTCTTTGGAAGAATTAAATTTATATTTTGAGTTTATCAATAAAGTTAGTATTCCTACCTACATATATGACGGTAACCATGAAGCAACAAAAAAAGGAAAAACATTTTTTACTTCACTAAAAGAAGTAAGTTCAACAATTAACTCTAAAGTTAAAATTATTGATAGTGTATTTTCAACAAGTAATTTTTCGATATTACCCTATTGTGAGCTACACAATAAAGACTGGGAATTTAAATTAGATAAAAAATTGCCTTTATTTACTCATGTTAGAGGAGAAATTCCTCCGCATGTTAAACCAGAGATTGATTTAAATAGATTTAACGAGTTTTCCGTAGTATTTGCAGGCGATTTACATTCTCATTCTAATTGTCAAAGAAATATAGTGTATCCAGGCTCTCCAATGACTACTTCTTTCCATAGAAGTAAAGTAGAAACAGGCGGAATTATTATAGAATCCGACTTAGATTGGGCATGGATTAGATTTAAACTTCCACAGTTATTAAAAGTTACAGTCAATTCACAAAAAGAAATGGTGCCTACAAAATATGACCACACCATATACGAACTAGAAGGTGATATTACAGAATTATCTGGAATTAAACCTTCAGAGCTACTAGACAAAAAAATAGTAAAAAGACAGACGGATACTTCTTTATACTTAACAAAAAATATGACTTTAGAAGAAGAATTGGTAGAATATTTAACGTATATTTTAGAGATTCCAGAATCAAAGTTACCAGACATAGTGAGCGTATTTAATGATTACATTAAAAAATCTAAGATGGGATAATTGTTTTTCTTACGGAGAAAAAAATATACTAAATCTTAGTGAACATACAATTACTCAAATTGTAGGCACTAATGGAGTGGGAAAATCTTCTATTCCTTTAATTATAGAAGAAGTATTGTACAATAAAAATTCAAAAGGAATCAAAAAAGCAGAGTTAGCAAATAGATATCTGGGAGAAAGCTATAAAATTTGCCTAGAGTTTTCCAAAGACGAAGATGAATTTATGATTGAAACTACTCGTAAAGGAAACGCAATAAAAATTAAACTAGTAAAAAATGGAGAAGATATTTCTAGCCATACAGCTACAAATACTTTTAAGACAATTCAAGAAGAGATCATTGGAATTGATTTTAAAACATTTTCTCAGCTAGTTTATCAAAATACTAATGCAAGTTTGCAATTTTTGACTGCAACAGATACTGCTAGAAAAAAGTTTTTAATTGATTTGCTTGGATTAGAAGAATATGTTACTTATTTTGAGCTTTTTAAAGATATTTTAAAAAATGTTAGTACAGAGCAATCAAAATTAGAGGGTAGTATTCAAACAGTTACTTCTTGGTTAGAAACAAATAAACTAGACGAAGAAGTTCAACCTTATAAAATTCAGTCATTGCCAGAAGTTTCTGAAAGCTTAAAAACTAGAGAAAGTGACTTAGTATTGAGTCTTGATAAAATCAATAGCACAAATGCTAAGATTAGAAAGAATAATCAATATAAAGAACTTTTAAATAAAATTAATATCTATGAAATTAACAATATTCAAGAAACTGAATATAAGAATACTAATGATTTGCAAAAGGTTTTAGGACAAATAACTGGTACAGTTAATGCTGCTAAAAAAGAAATTCTAAAGATGAAAGACTTACATGGCATTTGCCCTACATGTTCTCAGATTATAGATGAGGATAAAACGACAGAACTAGTAACTAATAATAAAAATATAATTCATAACTGTCAATCTGAAATTAGTAGAATCAATGATGAGATAAGTTTAATTGAAAAACAAAATGCTAGGTATGACCTAAAAGTTAAAAAACAAAAAGAGTTTGAAGATTTAATTAGGTCTATTGATAAGAGCCTACCTTCCGACTTAATAGATGAAAATGAACTTAGAACGGAATTAGAATTAGTAAGAAACGAGATAAAACAAATTACAGACAGTATTAAAATTATTGCAGCAGAAAATCAAAAAGCAGAAAAATTCAACACTAGGCTACAGATTATTTTAGAACAATCAGAGAAATTTACAAAAGAACTATTAGAAAACACAAAAAAATTAGAAGAAGTTCAAAAACAAACAACAAATTTAGAAATATTGAAAAAGGCTTTTTCAACAAACGGGCTACTAGCATATAAAATTGAAAACTTAGTAAAAGAATTAGAAGAATTAACGAATAACTATTTAGCAGAATTAGCAGACGGTAGGTTTACCATTCAATTTGTAATTAATAATGATAAATTGAATGTAGAAATTACAGACAACGGAAATATAGTTGATATCTTAGCTCTTTCTAGCGGAGAATTGGCTAGAGTAAATACTGCAACTCTATTAGCAATCAGAAGGCTTATGAGTAGTATTTCTAAAACCAAAATCAATATTTTATTTCTAGATGAAGTAATAAATGTATTGGACGAACAAGGTAGAGAAAAATTAGTAGAAGTACTGATTAAAGAAGAAGAATTAAATACTTATCTTGTTTCTCATGGATGGACTCATCCACTTTTACATAAAGTAGATGTAGTCAAGAAGAACAATATATCGTTCTTAGAGTATTAAAGTTATGGTGGATTCTAGAGATAAAGGAGCTAGAGGAGAATATCTTGTAAGAGATTTATTAAGAGAACATACAGGACTTCCTTTTGAAAGAGTACCCGCTTCGGGTGCTCTTTCCTATTTAAAAGGAGATTTATATGTGCCTAATCAAAACAATAGATATTGTATAGAAGTAAAATCTTATGAAGAATCAGCTCTAACTGATAAAATATTAACAAATAAAAGTAATAATTTAATTCGCTGGTGGGAAAAGATAGTAATGCAAGCAGAAAATCAAAATCAAGAACCATTATTATTTTTTAAATATAATCGCTCTAAAGTATTTGTAGCGACTCAGCAAAAGCCTACGAACGTAAATAATTATCTTTACATTAGTGCTTTATTTTGTTATACTATGCTTAGTGAAGATTGGCTAACTAAAGAAAAACCGGTATTTATAAATGGCAACTAATTTTTCCAGAATGATTAATGGTCCTAGCGGCAATAACCTTATGGTTGTAGACGCTATGAACTTGGCGTTTCGATGGAAGCACCAAGGTAGGCTAGATTTTAAAGAAGAATATGTACGAACAGTAGAGTCTTTAGCCCGATCTTATAACTGTTCTAAAATAGTTATTGCGGCAGATCTAGGTAGCAGTACGTATAGAAAAGCATTGTATCCAGAATATAAACAAAATAGAAAAGATAAAGTAGAGCAGCAGACTCCAGAAGAAAAAGAAGCATTTGAAAAGTTCTTTGAAGAGTTTCAAAGAACTATGGAGTATATTGATAAGTATCCTGTACTTCGCTATCGCGGGGTCGAGGCAGACGATATAGCTGGATATATTGCAAAGAACTCTAAAAACTATAATGTATCGCATATTTGGTTAATTTCATCAGATAAAGACTGGGATTGTTTAATTTCAGATAAGGTTTCTAGATTTTCTTATGTTACGCGAAAAGAAGTAAGCGTAAATAACTGGCCATATGATGTTTCTATTGAAAATTATGTGTCTTGGAAAGCTCTTGTAGGCGACCCAGGAGACAACATTTTAGGCATTCCTGGAGTAGGACCAAAGAGAGCATTTTCTTTAATTCAAGAGTATGGCTCAGCTCTTGATATTTATGATGCATGTCCGCTGCCAGGTAAGTATAAATATATTCAAGAGCTGAATAATAACGCAGAAAAAATTTTATTGAATCTTAACCTAATGGATTTGCTCACTTTTTGTGAAGAAGCCATAGGTGCAGACAATGTGCAAAATATGGAGCACATTTTAACGGAGTATTTGAATGCCAGTACAAATTAATTACGGTAGAGATAGACTGCTTTCAGAGTTTGGTAAAAAGACACTCGAAGATAGGTATCTTTTGCCAGGAGAAAAAGGACCACAAGAAGCTTTTGCACGAGCTGCAATGGCTTTTGCAGACGATGAAGAACATGCACAGCGTCTTTATGATTACGCCTCTAAGCTCTGGTTTATGTATAGCACTCCCGTTCTTTCAAACGGAGGATCTAGCCGTGGACTACCTATCTCTTGCTTTCTAAACTATGTTGATGATAGCCGAGAAGGTATTACAGACCACTATACTGAAAACGCTTGGCTGTCATCGGTCGGCGGCGGGGTCGGCGGAAGCTGGTCGCGAGTGCGAAGTGTTGGCTCAAAAACGTCAAACGGAAGTGAGTCTACTGGTGTTATACCCTTTTTGAAGGTTGTAGATGCAGAAATGCTGGCATTTTCTCAGGGAGTTACTCGCCGAGGAAGTTATGCTGCCTACTTGCACATGAGTCATCCAGAAATTGAAGAATTTCTTGATGTTCGAAAGCCGACAGGCGGAGATATTAACCGCAAATCTACAAATCTTCACCATGCAGTAGTAATTCCTGATGCTTTCATGCAAATTATTGAAAATGCTACCACTACGCCAGGTTTTGATGATAGTTGGAATTTGATTGATCCTAACAGTGGAAAAATTACTAAAACTGTGTCAGCAAAAGCACTTTGGGTAAAATTGATCCAAAACCGTGTTGAAACTGGTGAGCCGTACATTATGTTTGAAGATGCCGTAAATCGAGCATTGCCGCCTTTTCAGAAAAAGTTAGGGCTTCGTGTGCATCATTCAAATTTGTGTTCAGAAATTACACTTCCTACAAACGAAGAGCGCACCGCTGTTTGTTGTCTTTCAAGTGTAAATTTGGAAGAATTTGATGAATGGAAAGATCATCCGCATTTTATTGCGGACTTAGTACGAATGTTGGACAACGTTCTGACTTATTTTATTGAACATGCCCCGCTCCAGCTTGCAAAAGCAAAATATAGTGCAATGCGAGAGCGCAGCATAGGTTTAGGAGGAATGGGTTTTCATGCTTACTTACAAAGACATAATGTTGCATTTGAAAGCGCAATGGCGAAGTCTATCAACATGCGTATGTTTCGTCATATCAAGGCTAAAGCAGTGGAGGAATCTAAGCGTCTTGCCGTTTCTAGAGGAGCTTGCCCCGACGGGGAGGCTGATGGAGTCCGTAATGCTCACCTTCTTGCTATTGCTCCTAATGCTAGCAGTAGCATCATATGTGGTAATACAAGCCCTGCTATTGAGCCTTATCGCGCTAATGCGTTTACTCAAAAAACTAAGTCAGGCACCTCGCTACTTAAAAACGAGTATCTCGAATTTGCGCTCGAAGAGCTAGGAATGAACAATGAGGAAGTCTGGAAATCAATCGTTACGCACAACGGAAGCGTACAACATCTTGACTTTTTAGACGATTGGACAAAAAGTATTTTTAAAACTGCGGTAGAAATTGACCAAAGATGGATTGTAGAACTTGCAGCAGATCGACAAGAATTTATTTGTCAATCTCAGTCTTTGAATCTATTTTTCCCCGCAAACGTATCAAAACAAGAGTTGCATAATATTCACATGATGGCATGGAAGCGTGGTGTAAAAACACTGTACTACTGCCGAAGCGAAGCTATTAAGCGTGCAGAAGTAATTTCAGACGAAAAACTACGAGAGTACATTTTCGACTTTAACAACGAGGACGCCTGTCTTGCTTGCGAAGGC